AAAAGATGTTATTAATGCTCCGTTGGCCGTTTGCCAAGAAGTAGGATGGATGATTCATAATGGTCCTGAAAAAATAATTATTATGCGTTCTTATAGTAAAGACAAAGAAGATATATCAGGCGGCGGTGCTATCGCTATACCAAGCGGATGGATAAAGAAAATAGAATATTTAACAGTGAGTTATAGTGACACATAAAATTTTTATCGGCACACCTTGTTATGGTAATATGATTACCGCTGATTATTTTAAAAGTGTTTTACAATTAACAGCATTAGCAGCTACAAAAAAAGTAGAGTTACAATTTGGAACTATTGGTAACGAGTCTTTAGTAACAAGAGCTCGTAACACATTAGTGCAATTATTTATGGATGACGCACAATATACGCATCTTTTATTTATTGACGCTGATTTAGCTTTTAATCCCGAGGCTGTCTTTCGTATGCTAGACTTAGATGAAGATGTGGTAACGGGAGTGTATCCACGAAAGGTAATTGATTGGACCAAAGCAATCAAAAAAGTAAAAGAAAAACCAAATATAAGTGAAGATGAATTACATGCAGCATCTTTGCAATATAATTTAAATGTTAAAGATCCAAAAAATATTATGGTTAAAAAAGGTTTTATAGAGGTATTGGATGGTGCAACAGGATTTATGTTAATTAAAAGAAATGTTTTTAAAAAAATGGCGTTGGCATATCCTCATCTTAGATTTAAATCAGATCAACATTTAGGAGATCCTCATGATAAAACATTTGGATATCACGACACATCTGATTGGAACTATGCTTTTTTTGACACAATGATAGAGCCTGGTACTAAACGATATTTATCCGAAGATTATGCTTTTTGTCGTTTATGGCAAAAAATAGGTGGTAAAATATATGCTGATATTGCTAGTGGTATGACACACATGGGTAATTACTCCTTCAAAGGTAATGTAGGAACTCAATTCTTGCCACAAAACAATAAATAATTTAGTATACTCCGACATGAAATTAGTCGATTTAAAATTCCAACCAGGTATAGATAAACAAGATACTGCTTATTCAGCAGGAGACCAACGTAAATATGTTGACTCTGATTTTGTTCGATTTCACTATGGAAAACCTGAAAGATGGGGTGGATGGTCTTACTTACCTAATCCAAACAAAACCATTGTGGGCGTGGTTCGTGATACGCATAGTTGGGTTGGTCTAGACGGAATAAGGTATCTTGCTTTAGGCACTGATAGAAAACTATACATTTACACTGAAGGTGCTGTTTATGATATTACACCAATTAGAGAAACACAGGCTTTAACCAATCCTTTTACAACAAATGGCACCACAACAGTAACTGTTACTGATTCAGGGCATGGTGCTGCTGTTGGAGATTTCGTAACTTTTGATTCATTTTCCTCAATTGATGGGTTGGACATGAATCAAGAATTTGAAATTATTACAGTGCCAAGTGCAAACACATTTACTGTTACACACACGAGCACCGCATCTGGTTCTACATCAGGAGGCGGAGGTTCGGGTAACGCTAAATATCAAATAACCACAGGTCCTGCTACGTCAACATATGGCTATGGATGGGGGACAGAGACATGGAGTTTAAGCACATGGGGGACTGCTAGATCTTCTTCAGGTGTTGTTTTATCAGCTCGTCAATGGTCTTTAGATAACTTTGGTGAAGATTTAATAGCCACTGTTTTAAATGGAGGCACTTTTATTTGGGATACTTCAAGTGGAACAAATGTTAGAGCTACAGCTTTATCTAATGCTCCAACAGCTTCCAGATTTAGTTTAGTATCTACTGATACAAGACACCTACTTATATTTGGTACAGAAACAACAATAGGTAATACAACCACACAGGATGATTTGTTATTTCGTTTTTCTGATAGAGAAGACGCTACAGATTATACGCCAGTATCAACAAACGAAGCTGGTTCATTACGTATATCAGACGGTTCCAGAATAGTAGGCGCTGTTAAATCATCAGGTCAAATATTAGTTTGGACAGATACATCACTTCACGGTATTCAATTTGTTGGTACACCTTTTACTTTTGGACTTAGACAACTCGGTGCTAACTGTGGTCTTATTGCTCAACATGCTGCTGTTGAAGTTAATGGTAGAGCGTATTGGATGTCCGATGATTCTTTTTATATGTATGATGGTGTTGTAAAAAAAATGCCATGTTCGGTACAAGACTTTGTTTTTGATGATTTAAGTTATACAAATAGAAATGATATAGCTGTTGGATTAAACACATCTTTTAATGAAATTATTTGGTATTATCCTTCTGCAAACTCAACTCAAATAGACAGAGGCGTTGCCTATAATTATTTAGAAAATACATGGTATACAATTAGTCTTGGTAGAACCACATGGCTTGGTGCTTATGTATATGAATTACCAATAGCTACAGAGTACAATACTAGTTTAACTGCTAACGTATCAACTATACTTGGATTAACTGCGGGTGCTTCATATATTTATGAACAAGAGACTGGTAACAACCAAGCAGACGGCACAGCTATTTCTGCCTTTTTAACAACTGGATCAGTTGAGATTGCTGATGGTGATGAGTTGATGTCAGTTAGTAGATTAGTTCCAGACTTTGATAATCTTACTAATAACATGACAGCAACACTAACCTTAGAACAGTATCCACAATCTGCAGCTAATGTAACCACAACAGGCACTATTACTAGCACGACAGAAAAAATTGATGTAAGAGGTAGAGGTAGAGCGGTTAAAATTAAATATGAAACTAACACAGTCGACGATACAGCTTGGAGACTTGGATCTACCAAGTTACAACTTAGACCAGATGGAAGAAGATAATGGCTAAAATAACAATTACACGATTACCTAATGCTACACCAGAATATGACGCTAATCAGTTTGATCAAATGATACAGTTACTAGACCAAATAATTCTTTTACTTAACACTAACTACCAACAAGATTTGAAAGAACAATCACAGTCGGAGGCTTTTTTCCTTGGCTAATACTTTTAAAAGCGCAATGGTAGATATTACCTCAACAGATCTAACAACCATTATAACAGTTCCTACGGCTGATGCTGGTGCAACACCACCTGTTCCGCCTACTACGGATGTAGTGAAATCTCTTTTAATTTGCAATGACTCTGGTTCAACAACTTTAGTTGATGTTGAAGTTGTCCGAGGTGCTGCAACCTTTGAAGTATTCAAAGCAAAGAGTGTTGCTACAAACACAACCACAGAATTATTGACTCAACCTTTAGTTCTGCAAGAAAGTGATGTTCTTAAAGTTCAAGCCAATGCTGCCAATCAGGTGCACATTATAGCAAGTTTTATGGAGGTCACGAAAGGACAACTCTGATTAACTTACATTCTCTATTTATTACCCCCGTATTTTCACTACAACTTAAAGGCCACGAACATCTTATTAATAGCATCTATCAACTACGAGAAAAAGATGAGATGGGTATGCCGCGGTCAAACGTAGGTGGTTGGCATAGTCATGATGAAATATATAGTATTAAAAAATTTAGACCTTTAGTTGGTGACATTCTTAAATATGCCAAAGATTGTTTTAATCATTTAGATGTTAAACATAATTATGTTCCAGAGATGACGGGTATGTGGGGTATGATAAACCCACCTGGATCACGAAACAATATACATACGCATCCATATAACTATTTATCTGGTGTATTTTATCTTAAAGCTCCTAAAAAGTGTGGAAATATTGTGTTTCTAGAGCCTAAACCACAGTCAGAGGTGTTATCACCTCCAAAAACAGATAAAGCTTCTATACACCTCGCTCACAGCGTACAATGGGAACCTGTTGAAAATTCCTTGATTTTTTTTCCTTCATGGTTACAACATGAAGTACAAACAAATAGTTCTAATGATGATAGAGTTATTATTAGTTTTAATATAAATTGGAGAAACGAAGATGCCGATAGTTGAACCTGCTGAATTACTGGGACATATAACAACAGAGGACGGAAGAAAAATTCCTCATTATAAAGTAAAAACAGAAACCACACTTACAAACGTAGA